GAACGTAGATCGTTCTTACGCATCCTGCACCAGAGGGCAGCAGTAGGATGGGCAGCAGGAACGGAATCAGCCGTTTCAGAAGGCTCATGGTTTGCTCCAGTGCTCGCGGACCTTTGCCCGCAGCTTGTCCCGCGTGTCCAGGTCCGGGTCGGCGTCTTCAGCCGTCGGCCGCGATTGCTTCACGACCCACGGCAGCAGCGCCTGCAGGACGCTGACGATGATGGCGACAAGCCACTTCATTACGCAGCCTTCGAGTCGCTCAAGCCGCCGAAGCGATCCAGGTCGTTGTGCTTGATCTGGATGCCTTGCTTGATCTGCTCGATGAGCTTGGCGGACGGTTGCTTGCCATTGTTCGCCTCGGCGTAAGCGTTCAGGACGAATCGAAGAGCCGCGTCGAGCTTGGCCAGGCCGGCGTTGAGCGTGTCGTCGGGAATCTGCTTCTCCGCCAGCTTGATGCCGGTGATGATGCTGCCCTCGTACTTCTTCCACGCCTCCTGGAACGGGTTGAGCTTGCTGGCCAGGAAGATGAAGAAGCCGACGACGGCTGCCCACGTCACGGCGAAGCCGAAGCCCGAGTTGAGGAACTTGCCGATGGCCTCGATGATTGCGCTGACGTCCATGTCATTGTCCTTTCCGGCCTTGCCCTTGCAGGAAGGCCTGCTTCAGAGTTCCGATGTTCTCACTGTTCACTTGCACGGCCTTACCCGGCTCGCGCCTGTACGGGTCGTAGTCTGACGGCTTCAGGGCCCGGCCTTTTTTCGGGTCGCGGTGACAGTTGGCCGTCAATGCCAGAAGGACCGACAGTCGGCCCCACTCGTCGCGGCCGTGGCCTTCGGCCATCCACAGCAGTTGCCGCAACGTCAGGGGTCGGGGGTCGATTCGGAGGCTTCCGGCAATGAGCCAGACATCGCGCCAGCGATCACTTCCTGGACGTCCATTCCGCCGATCTTCTCCTCGATTGCCTTCACGGCCGCGTCGATCATCGCCGCCTGCGTTTCCACGGCGCGGGCCCGATCGGCCCGGCCGCGGCTGCGGAAAAAATCCGCGAGTTCCTCGTAGAAGGCCTTCTGCGCCGCCAGGAGCGTCGCTCCGTCGAAGCAGGCCCGCACGTCGTCTTCCGTGACCTTGTTGGCCTCGAACTGGCCCGCAAGCAGCGCGCACAGCACCTCGCCGAGGAGCATCTCGTCGGTGCCCAGGCGGGTCAGCAGGGGTGGGTCGCCCGCTTCGGGCTGGAGCAGATCGACGCCGAGTGAGTCCTTGACGGCCATGGCCGTGCCCAGGTTCAGACTGATGGTCCAGTTCCGCCCGGCCGCGTCGGTGAATGTCTTCATTTCTTAACTCCTGTTGATCAGCTCGCCGAGTATACTGAGTGGGAGCCATCGGCCCGCCCGCCAGCGGGTTGAGGGCAGTTGCCCGGCGGCGTGTGGCGGCAGCGTCCAGTGCCGTGGTCGTTCGGAGAAACCAGCTCTGCTGGGGAAACCGTTCCGGCCGAACTTCGGTTCGGCTCGTGTGGCAGCTTGCCCGACCCGATGGCTTCCTGCATTTATGCCACCTCATGCCATTCGACGAACGTTGACAGCTTGGCCGTAACGTCGGCGACGATGGCCTCCTCGAGTGCCTCGTTGCGGCTGAAATTGGTGATCGCAAAGTCGCCCAGCGGGCCCTGAGCGCCGGAGACGGTTCGCTTCTGGTCCAGCACGGCCAATGCGACGGTGGCGGCTGTGAGGAAGGCGGTCTTGATGGCGTCGAAGACCGCGTCGCCCGGCCGCCAGACCATCTGAAACTCTACGGTGCACTCGCGGAGCGTGGGGGCGGTGGCCCGCCAGCCGGAGTTGCCCCGCGTGGTGATGTCCGCCTGGCCGGCCTCCAGGTTGAGCGTCACGTCGCGGACGTTGTCCACCTCGGTCATGGTGGCGGGGTCGGTGGTCTCGGCCGCTCCCTGGTACAGCCCGGCGTTCATGCCGAGAACGTAGGTTGCCATGTTCAGTATCTCCTTACCTGATGCTGTCTCGCCACATGGCGACCAGCTTGGGTTGTTCTTTCTGGAAAGCCGGGCCCATGAAGGGCCTCGCCCTCACATTCATCCGTCTACGTCTGCCTCGCCGCTCCACAGCTCCGGCCCCGCCATACTCCAACAGGTGCGGCGCTTCACCGCGCCGGTTCTGGTTCAGACGCTCCGGCCCGATGACCACGCTTCGCCGCTGGCGGTCGTAGCCGAAGAAGATGAACCGCTTCAGCAGACCCGTGTGGCTGCTCGGCGGCTCGCCCGCAGCGCTCACGCGTCTGCGCTTGCGGATGCTGCTGCGAGCTGTCCGCCTCACAAACGCACCGAACTTCGAGAGTACGCCCCGCGTAGTCGCGTCGACCTTGTTCCGCACCGCCATAGTGTCGAAAAACAGCTGCTTGATCTCGAAGCGGATCATCGCCTGCGCCCCCTTGCCGTGCTGGTCGAAGTGGACGTTCCGCCAGGCGCACCGGTAGACGGCAGCGTGATCTCCAGGAAGGCGGCGTTGTCACCTGTCAGGTCATAGCCGTGATAGCGAGGCGAGGATGGAGGCGCGGGCACGTCCCACGGGTCGATGATGCACAGGTGCAGGACATCTCCAGTCGGCCACTCGCCGGCCGCGATGATGTCAGGAGACTTGATCCACTGCGAGCCTTCCTCGGGCGCGGTCTGCCAATCTGTGCCGATCGAGTGGGCGGCTATGGCGTCGAGGATGTCGGAGTAGTTGTCCGCTTCGGTCAGGCTGCCCGTGATGCCGGTGCTGTTGGCCAGGCTGATAGCCGTCGGATCGGCGATGCTGTCGTGGAGATACATCCGTGCCGCCAGGGGGGACTGATACTCGGTGATGTCGAAGGCCATCAGCGAGCGGTCAATCGCGCAGAAACAGTCCTCGCGGACGCGGGTCGTTATGCCGGTGCCTTGCCAGGAGCTTTCGGCAGCGGCCTGTATGACGGTCCACTGGCCCGGCTCAGCGTCACGTGTGTAGATGCGCACGGCCATGTCGCCGTAGCTCAGCCGGACGGTCTCGGGGTCCAGGTCGATCTCGTCGATCCCGGCCGCCTCGGCATATGCCTTCGCCTTGGCCAGGTTGAGCTGCACTCGCTTGGCCGCAAGGTCAATCGAGCATTCCTTGCCGAGGCGGAGTTTCCAGGTATCGAAGAACAGGCCGCAACGCAGGCCTCCGATGCCAGGGAATTCCAGGCCGTCGGCGACGGTTTGGACGCCTTTGCTGAAGTCCACGTCGAACGTCAGACTGTCGGGACAGGCGTCGGGCGTCAGAACCGGTCCGAAGTGTGTAGTTGCGACGACATCTCGCTTGGTCGCGAGTACCAGTGCAGCCGCATCGGTTGCGTCGGGCCGGAGGGATATCCAATCGTCGCCCAGGCGCACAATGTAGGCGTCGCCGTCCCGCTTGACGCTCAGCAGCTCATCAACGCGCCGCCAGCGGCCTTCGCACAAGGCGAACTTCGGACCAGCGTGCAGGCGTGCGCGGCTGCCGCGAATCTCAGTTGTCGCATTCAGGATGGCCAATTGTCATCCTCCGTGACAAGAACGGTCTCGTCGGGCAGGACCACGGAGGCCGAATGCTGGCCAGCCGATGCGAGCAGGCGCTTGGCCAAGCCGAGGACGGCTTCGCGCTGGATATGCGGCTGCCCCGGTACGTCGAGCAGGCCGATTGCCAGACCGTCCTCGCGGCCGCTGGCGTGGACGTAGCGCGTCGGCGTCACACTGACGCACAGTCCCAAGGCTGTAACCGCGTGGCGGATTGCCTCATCGGTCATCGCTCGCCTGCCGGTGGCAATGCCGAGTTCTATGCGGGCGTAACCTGTAGGGCAGGTCCTCATGACGCCGCCGCTCCGAAGGGTACCCACGTAACGGCCGAGTCGCTGGCCCCGACCGGCTTGGCGTACAGCTTCGTGCAGCCCGCACAGTCGATCTGGTGGTTGCCTTCGGCCTTGTATCCGCAACCGACGCCGGACGGTTCGCCCGCCTCGACCTTGGCCACCTCGCTCACGCCGATGTGGACGTACTCGACGCCTTCCGGCAGGTCGATTGCTGTCCACTGGCTGGCCGTCGCGGTCACCGCCGCCGGGGCCGAAATGGCGCGGTATCCGCAGGCGATCTTCACCAGCAGCGCCCCGGTCTCGTCGTCTATCTGCACGTCAGCGGAATGTAGCCATCGCTTGGCCATGTCGTTCGGCTCCTAAGTGAGAAGTCTGTAGGTGAGCGTCAGCACGGACGTGAACAAGCGCTTCTCGGCCAGGTGGTCGGGGGCATAGACCGGTTCGTTGGTCGTCTTCACCCAACACGCCTGCGGCACTGCCGCCAGTGGTCGGCGCTTGAGGAACTCGGCGATCTCCTCG